ATTCGCGTAGGCGGGATTGATCTTGCGGATTTCCTCCATCGTCCCCTGATCGTTGAAATCGAGGTGCTGAAGCCCGATGAGGAATGCGTTGTCATTGGACGCAAGGGCGCTGCGCACGGCATGGCGCAGCATTCGAATGAGGGCTCGCGTCTTTTGGTATCCCCGGTTCTCGGCAAACCGCGCGACGATGTCCCGAATCGAGGGGTGAAAGGGGTAGGTTTCGCGAATCCGCTCGATGAATGTCTCGGGCGTCGTGGCGATTGTGTCGACTCGCTTCGCTTTCTGAAGGGCATCCACATATGCCTGAGCGACCTCATCAACGCGATCAGCGGCAGGCAGATTATCGAAGAGGCGCTTCCGCACGATCGCGAACACCTCGCCCGTGTTCTGCTGAACCGGCGTGATGGCTTGTGCATTGCGATCGTAGTGCTTGGTCAGGCTCTCGATCAGCGTGCGCAACTGTCCAGAGCCATCGAGATAAACGTCGTCCTTTAGGTTGGTGACGACGACGCAGGCCCGAGGGCAGCGCGGGAGTGCGTTGAAGAGGCGCTCCAGCGCGCCAATGGTTAGGTCGCCGAGGGTGGTGTTCCCGACCGGCTCGCCCTGCGCCATTTGCAGGTAGCTCGGCAGCTCATCGAGAAGGATCAAAACTGGCTCATCGCCGAGAACCGCCGCCCATTCGTCCACACCGGGAGTGCGTGCGCCGTTACGCCAGAAAGGCGCCATGACTTCGGCGTGCCCGAGCTGCTCGGCGATATACCCCCAGAGCAGGCTGTCAGGGTTCTGATGGCCGTTGAAAATGACGACTTTGGCGGCTCCGAACTCACCACCGGTCGTCAAACGAGGGAGGACCTTCTTCCGAAGCTCGGGATCGGACGCGAGCAGGCCAAAAGCGATCAAGCTGTGCGTCTTGCCGCCGCCCATCGCTTGGGTCAGATAAAATGCGCCATCGTCGGTCTTGCCAGCGAGGCGTTCAAAGCCCCGCTCGACCAATCGCCGCAGCCCGTCGGTGAAATAGTTGCGGCGGAAGAACTCTTCGCCGCTGATCTTTCCGGACGCGAAGTCCTCAATCTGAGCGACTTGTTCGACCAGGCTGTCGCTCGTTACGAGGCTGCTCGGCGTGCAGAGCTGCTTTACGGTCGCTACAGGCATTCTTCCCAGCCCAGTCGTTAGGTTCGGTTGCGCGTGATCGACCCTAACACTAGGCGTTGCCGGCTATGGCGGCCAAGCTCCGAATCTCTCCCGCGACGAGCCCATCCTCTTTAACGCAAATTCTTGGGGGAGTCCGGGGGTAAAGCGCCGGCCGCGGCCTTCAGTTCACAGCTGGAAGAGCCCTCTTCAAGAGACGGATCAACGGTTTACAGAGTGGCCATGCGGCGAGCGGCAGAGCGACGCCCACGCCGCGTTGTGCTCCTTCGCCTGCCGTATCGTGGCGTCGGTATCACGCGACGACCACCGGATCGGCTCGAACGTCGAGCAGGCGACCGAATCAGTCCCGACGGAAGCCGTCGTCGTCGCGCAGCCGGGAAGGATCAGCAGCGGCATCGGCAGCAGCGCGGCGCGCATCGCGCGCCTTGCGGATGAGATCGAGCGCATGGGTGGCGGCCTCCGCGAGGGCCTCGGCCCTGCCGGCATCCTTCGCCTTCCGCTCGCGCGCCATTTCGAGGATGGCGAGAACGAGTTTGGCGAGGACCGACAGGGCCGCGAGCCAGTTCATTTTTCTGTTTCCCTCCGCTAGGCCCGCTTGCGCTCCCAGTAGAACCACCACGCAAATGCCCCAACGCTCACGAGTCCGCCGACGGCGGCCTGGAATTGCTCGCTATTGGCCACGGCATCCCCCAGCAGATAACCGCCGACGGCATATGCGACGATGCGCACGAGTTGCTGAATGCTGTCCCAGTTCATGGTTCACCTCGATGTCCAGATTGCTCGACAGACCCGGCCGAGCACGGGATCACCGCGTCACCGGTCGCCGGAACACATCACGCGCTGGCGCTCGGTACCGAGGCGGAAAGCGGCGGAAACGGGCGGAAAGATCAGGCTTCGTTCAGCGAAAGGGCACCGACCGAATCGACGTAGATGGGGCGGACGTTGCCGGGCTGGACGCGATAGAGCGGGCGCCGCACCGCATAGAGGCGAGCCTTCGCTATTCGGGTGATGCAAACGCGATCGGACTGGTTGCCGCCGAGCACGTGGAAGGCCGTCTTGTCCTCGCCGACATAGAGACCAACATGGCCGCCGCCGTTGCGGACGAAGACGAGAACGTCGCCCAGCGCTGCGGCCGGCGACTTCGCGCCGAAGGCTGACCATGACAGCGCCCAAAGCGGATGCTTGGGCACTTCCTTGCCGGCCCGCTTCGCCACCACCGCCATGAACAGGCCGCACCACGGAATGCTGTCGGCCTTGTAGGCATCGGCGACTTCGCCGCCGACTTCCTTCGCCCAGGCAACGATCGTCGGATTGTTTGCGCTGCCGGGCTTCTCCATCGTGCCGAAGAGCTTGAGCGCTTCGACAAGCATTCTCGGGCCGGGCTCGCGCGCGAGCCAGCCATAGCGTTGTGGGAGCATCTTGGGGTCTCCAGAAACGACGAAGCCCGCCGAGATGGCGGGCTTTCGTCGGGGTTCGTGAACTTGGGAAACGGAGCGCTACTCGCCGGCGTATCGCTGGTCGATCACGCGATCGATCTTCTTCTCGATCTTGTCGAGATGAGCCATGATCCGCCCCTCGACCTCCTTGAGATAGGTGACCGAGACGAAACTCGTGGCAACTAGCAGCTTGTAGTTCGCGAGCTCGTCCTTCAGCCCGCGCATCGCCTTGTCGACATCGTCGCGATCGTGGAAGCGAAGCCAGAACAGCGCTCCCACGACCGGGATTCCGATCACCGTGATCCACCATTGCAGGTCCATGCGCGCCTCCGTTTCAGGGGGTGGGATCAGGACACGTAGTGGCCCCAGAAATGCGATTGGTCGGCTTCGATGTAGCCGTCGTTGGTTGCGAAATTGACGCGCACATCGATCTGGTCGCTCGCGGCGAGCGACGTGAGAACCGTCAAATTGTAGGTCGTGACATCATCGACCGGCGCGCCGGACACGGCGCGACCGCGGCCGAGCTCGACGCCATTCTTGTAGAGGGCCGCGATGACTTTCGTCGGGACCGTGGCATTCGCCTTGAAGCGGATCGAGAAGCCGAAGGTGTAAATGCCGGCAAAGGGTGCAGCGAAGCGGTTGTTGCCGGCATCGAATGCGCTCTGATCGTTGGAGTCCGCATTGTTGAACTGGACCTTGGTCCATGTGTTCGCGGCGATGTAGTTATCGAAATTGGTATAGGCGGAGAACTTTGGGTCGATCGGCAGCTTGAACTGGCCCGTGCTCCTGTCGATGACCAGGCCGGTGAAGAACGTCGATCCGTTCGGCGAAACCTTGATCGTGAAATCGTCATCGCCGAGCAGGCCGAACAGCGCCCGCGTGCTGAAGCCGTCCTGAAAGATGAATCCGGCATCCTTGCCGGCCGCGCTCTTGTTCAGCGTAACGCGCAGATCGCCCGTTCCGGGCGTCACGTCGTCGTGGCTCAGAAGCACGGCGTCGGACTTGACCGCGAGGCGATTGGTCGTGTCCGCCGCAGTCAGGATGCCGAGCTTGGAGAGGTTCTGGAACGCAAGGGCGGAGACGAGGCTTACCCAGCCACTTGCGGTAAAGACGATGATCGTCTGCTCGTCCGCGACGTAAGCGACGAGCCCCTTCACCGGCACATAGAAACGCCACCCGCCATCGATGCAGTAGGCGATATTCCCGGCCTGGCCGACCCATGCGCCGGTCGGGCTTGCGGCCACGAGGTAGGCGTCACCATCGGCTGGACTGCCGGGAGGCGCCGCCAGATCTCGATCGATGATGTAGAGATCGATGAGCGCATCGAGGCGCACCAGCGCGTCGTTGTGCGTGACCTCCTTCTGCGCCTGCCCTTGCGCAATGAAGGGCAGGCCGAAGCGTGGCGTCGGCATGATCGATTCCCGAAGATGAAAGGTGGGTTAGAGCGTCGCGCTCGTGGGCCAGCCGCGGCCGACGATGGCCGAGAGCTGATAGACCTTCACCGCGATCGACGACTGCGAAGCACCGAAGTCAGCAACTTGCTGCCCGGCGGTGTAGATTGCGGTCGGCGAAGTCACGGCGAGCGTTCGCACGACATCCGGGCCGTCGAGGATGTCGATTTCGTAGCGCTCGCTTTCCTCGTTCAGCGGCACGTCGGCGCCGTCCGCCCAGGCACCGCCGAAGCGGCTGCGCCGAACCCAAGAGATCGAAAGATCGCCGGAGACGTTGCGGGCGCCGGCGACATGCACCGGCGACCAGGGCATCAGGCCGACGCAGCGCGCGGTGAAGGTCGCCTGCTGCCAGGCAACGTCGGTCGGATCGAGCCCGCTCGGTCCCCATTTGTAGAACCGCGCGACGCCTCGCTCGGCGAGCGCCGCCTGAATTTGCGTGATGGCGCCGTCGAGCACCACAATCCGGGCGCCTGCGGCCACCGGCGAGCGCATCGCGTGTTCGGTGCCGAGCCGGCCGCGGAGCAGCTTCGTCAGATCATGGACGCCGGGATCGACCAACGTTGCATTGCAGAACTGGAGGATTTCCCAATCGCCGGCCGCATTCCTGATCGCGACGGCGTTCGCGCGCCCGGCGAGCACCGCGTCCTCTGGGACGCTCGCCAGTTCGCCCGAATAGAGCTTCACGCGCAGCGTATTGACGACATCGAAGTAGTCAGTCGGCCCCGACCAGAAATCGAACATCGTTTCGCCGATCGCGGCCCGGACTGGCAGCACCGTATCAAGCGCAAAGCTGTCGCCGGTCGGACTGTCCATGAGCGAGATGCCGGCGAAAGGCGAGGCCGAGGCGCCGACATAGGGGGCGTAGCCGATGTCGCCGTCGCGCAGCATCGGCAAGTCCAGCAATTCGAGGATTGCCTGGCCATAAACCGGCGGCGGATCGAATACCGGGATCGTGTTGCCGGGCAGCGGCGGGGCATAGATCGCGCCTTCCGATCTCTGCGATTCGATCGTGCGCGCCCAGGCATCGTTGATCCGTGTGAGGCGGAACTCGCGCGCCTGCCCGTCGATGACGAGATTGACCACGTCGCCGACATCGAGCGCGACCCGATCGGGCGGCAGGGCGTGCTTGGCGCTTTCCCTTCCGATCCAGGCCTCGGCCAAGGCGCGATCCGCAATGAGCTGGGCCTGGATGTCGTCCATGACAAGCGGGACCGTAATATCGGTTCGCCGCTCCGAATAGCCGGCGATGCGGCTCGCCGAGACCGTCCCGGATTCGTAACTCCTGCTGCCGTCGATAAACGTTATCGAGACGACATCCGGCAGATCGGTTTCCTGCGCTCGGGTGAGGTTCACGAGATCGCCAGAATCCGCCAGCACGCAATCGTCCGGTTCGAACGCCGCGACTGCCGCGCGGCCACGGGGCAGGAAGCGGATGACGCCCTGGCTTTCCACCGCATCGAACGCGAAGGCATTCATCAAGAGTTCGATCTCGGCGCGCGGGCTCATCGGCCGGTCACGGATGTAGCCGACCACGATCCCGGTCAGCGCGCTTACGTCGTAGGCGGCAAAGCCCACGCGCTCGCAGCGCTCCGCAACCAGCGCGGCGAGATCGGCAAGCCCGATCTTGCCGTTCAGCCAATGCCCGCGCGGCCACAGATCACCATCGCCCCACGCGTCGGTGCGAGACGGCCAGGCCGGATAGGGACGCGCGTCCCATGTCCAGACCGCGGCGAGGCCGATCATCGGACCGCCATAGACGGACGAGATCGGATTGTTGGAGGGTGCGTTCCAATAGGAAACGACTGCCTCGATGCCGCGGCGCTGGATCAGGTCGTCGCGCGTGCCGCGCGAGTAGTAGGGGAAGGCGCTCTCGGACGACTTCGGATCGTAAAAGAGGTTCGGTTGATTGGTCCCCTTATCGACCGACGGGACGCCGACCTCGGTGAACCAGATTGGCTTGGATTGCGGCACCCATCCTGTCGGCGATCCGCTTTCGGTGCCGCCCGGCCGGTTGTAGTGCTGATTCAGCCACCAGTTCCGAAAATCCTTGGCGCGATAGACCCAAGGCTTGCCATAGGCTCCGTCTGTGATCGTCGTGCGCGTCTGCGTGTCGCGCGCGGTGGCGTCGCTATAGAACCAGTCGAAGAACTCGCCGCCTTCAATGTTGCTGTGCAAATAGTCGAGATCGTAGATCGAAGCCCCGCCTCCGACGGCGTCGAGATGCGCGTTGCCGTCGCGCCAATCGGACAAGGGGGCGTAGAGATCGACGCCGACGAAATCGATGGCGCCGTCCAACCAGAGCGGATCAAGATGAAAGAACAGATCACCGGTGCTGTCGCCGGGATTGTAGGTGTTGTAATCGGACCAATCGGCGGCATAGCCGATCTTGACGCCGGAACCGAGGATCGCCTTCACGTTCGAAGCGAGCGTTTTCATCTTGGCCACGGCCGGAAAATTCGTAGCGCTGTCGCGGACGGCCATCAGCGCCTTGAGTTCGGAGCCAATCAGGAAGGCGTCAACGGCGTTCGGTTCGACCGCGTTGATGGCATCGCAAAGCTTCGCGTAGTGCAAGATGAAGCGGCGGAAGCTCCATTCGCTCGGTCCTGAATAGCCGGTGGTGACGGCATTGCTCGAACCGTTGACCGCGACGCTGATGTCGGACTCCGCCACGGTCCCGAAGAATGAATCGATCTGCGATGCCGCGCCGGCGGTCTTGTCTACCGTTCCGGGCTGACCGGGCGCCGGATCGCAGGTGATCCGCCCCCGCCAGGGATAGACCGGCTGGCCCATGCTTCCGGTCCACGGATCGGTGAGGGTGTTGCCCTCGGCGATGTCCATGAACACGAACGGATAGAAAATGACCGAATGACCGCGCGCCTTGAGGTCGCGGATCGCCCGCACGATCGAATCGTCAGACGGCGTGCCGCCATAGGCCGGGCGTCCGTCCACCGTGCTCACGACCAACGCCGTGCCGCGCGTCAGCGTATGCACCTTCCAGGCGTTCGGGCTCGTCGCCTTTGCCGAGACTTCGATTTTCGGCCGGATCGTGCAATTTCCGGCGCGGAGATCATCGCCGAACCAGCCCACGACCAGAAACACGGTGCCGACATTCGGGAGCGAGGATTCGAGATCGTCAAGCGCGACATGCCAATCGGCTGAGTCGTGACCGGCGAACTGGTTCTCTTGAGTCGTCGCCCCGCCGCCCAGATCGCGCGCATGAACGACCGTGTCATAGACGCGCTCGCCGGCTCCGGGGATCACGGTGATTGCCTGAACCACATCTTCGAGGCCAGAACCGTCGGACGGCGAGACGCGACGGAAGACTTCGAACGTCAGCTGCGGCAGGCGGTTGCCGAACTGGGTGATCTCAAGGTTGTCGAAGACGACATAAGCGGTTCCGCGATAGGCGGGCGTATTGGCGGCTCCTTCCTTTCCTTCGATGAGGGAATCCGGAGCTTGTCCCAAGCCGCCGCGATGCAGGCGCATCGTGACGCCCTTCATGTCGAGCGGCTTGCCGTCGGCCCAGACACGCCCGACCCGGTCGATCCGACCCTCGCTAAGTCCGACCGCGAAACTGGCATAATAGGTGTAGGTGGTGGTCTGGACCGTCGCTCCGCCGCCTCCGCCCCCGCCTCCAAAACCCTTGCCGCCTCCACCTCCGCCGCCGCTCGTCTCGGTCTTGGCGACCTCCTTGAACTTGGTTGCCCAGATGATCTGGCCAGCGAGCCGCACCCGGCCGGCAATTTCGGGAATGGCGGCGCCTTCGGTCGATGCCTGGACCTTGAGGCTGTCCAGCCTCGGCCCCTCGACCTTCTGCGGTCCCGGCGCGAACAGGCGGGCATCGATGTAGCTGCCGGCGACGGCTGCAACCGCACCCGCGATCGTGGTGATCCAGGCAGCCGCGCCCTGCGTCAGGGCCGTGGCCGCGACGGTGAGGACAAGGGTCGCCATAAAGATCAGTCCGTCAGATCGGGAAAGGAAAACGCGAAGCGGAGACGCCGGGATCGGTCGCCGCCGCCCCAGAGCGTGACTTCCGCGACGGGATGGCTTTCGATCGAGTGAACCATGCGATCGGACGCCGTCATGATGACGCAGTGCTTGGCTGGCGCGCGCTCTTTCATGGCGAAGAGCAACACATCACCGGGGCGGATCGCGTCGATCCCCACCGGGACCATGTGCCGGCCGGCTGCCTCGGCCAGCGTTTCCCGGCCGCGCGCTTCGGCCCAATCGCGCGTATAGGGCGGCGGCGTCTCGGGCTCGTCTCCGTAGACATCCCGCCAGACGCCGCGGACGAGGCCGAGGCAGTCGCAGCCAACGCCTCTTAGCGAAGCCTGATGGCGATAGGGCGTACCGACCCAGGCACGCGCCGCAGCGATGATGTCGGCCCGGCTAGTCATTGAACGACTTGCCGTCGTTGCGGTCGCTTTGGCGTGCGTAAGACAATGCGTAGTCGTTGCCTGGCATGTGCGGGAAGCCGCCGAAATTGACGACGTTCGAGAACCGATCGCGGCAGGTCTCGAAGCGCTTATCGCAGCCCGCAGTGATCGAAAACGTGTCGCCGACCATGATCGGGCGCGGCATCGGCAGGAACAGCGAGAGCCGCGCGTTGGGTGCGCCTTGAGAATGCGCCTTCACTTCGATTTCGAGGCCGGCATTGCTCCCTGTTGCCCAAACGATCTTGCCACGACTGAAAATGCCGGATGCGAACGCGCCGATCCCGCTGGCGGTGAAGTCGAAGTTGCCGATGACGCCTGCGACCGTTCCGCTGCCGTGATGGGCCGCGGCGCCGAGGTCGATCCCGCAACGTGAATCGCCGAGCTCCCAGGCGCAGGATCGCTGGAATACACGGCCGGCGGTCTGGTCGAGGTTTGCGGCAAGGCCGCGAAGCTCGGCCGAGAAGGCTGTTTCGCCGCGGGTGACATGGCCGAGGAAGCCGGAGCGCAGGATCACGCGCTGCGCCACGTCCTGCCAGTTGACCCGCAGGATCGTGACCGCCGCGTCGTCATAGCGGCCGGCATTGAGATCGTCCTCGGTGATGGCCGCCGACGACAGCGCGCCGTCGACATCAAGATTCGAAACGGCGAGACCGAGCTGATCCTCGATCGCCGTCGCAGTGAACCCGCTTGCCGCCTTGTAGGTGGTGCCATCGATCACGAGATCCCGATCATGATCGGTGAAGCCCAGAACCGAGCCATCCCGCCGCTGAACCCGCCAGCAATGGCAAAGCGTGGTGACGCCGCCGGCGAGATGCGCGGTAAGCCCCGCATCGAGCGTCTTCATTCGTTGACCTCGATCAGATTGATCTGCGGGACGATCTGCTGGTCCCAGGCATTCGCCTGAACCGGCAGCTTATCGGTATCGAACCGAACCGGCACATCGAACTCGAGGGTCGCCGTCGGCGCCGATCCGGGCGCGCTGCCGAACGTCACGCGACCGGTGAGATAATCGATGGCCGACGGCGTGACAGGCGATCCGCCGACCTTGATTGCAACCGTTCCCAAGACCGGCTTGGTGATCGCGCGGACGTGCTCATAGCCGCCGACGTTGTAGCGCTTGACCAGCTGCCAGACGGTCGGCGTGGTCTGGACCATCGCCGCATCGGCCGCCTGATAGTCGTTCCAATCCTTGAAGCGGAAGGAGTAGCCACGTCCTTTGACGACATAGAAGTGGGCGATGACCGCCTGCATTTCTGCCCGCGTGCGGATGCCAGTCGAGATGTTCCATTCACCGCGTCCGTTCGCCCACTGAATGTTACGGCGCTCCGATCCGGAGCCAAGCGTCACGACGTTCGTCGAGAACCCCGGCCCGCCGGTCGCGCCGCGAGCGACCGCGTTCGGAAAGGTGATATCGAGGAAGGGTTGCGGCATGGCTATCTTCCTCGCATGCCGATCTGCACCGCGCGGGAGAGGTCGGCGGCAAGCTGCGTCCGGCTCGCCTGGAAGGCCGACGGGTTCGGCGTCTGAATTGTGACGTTGACGACGGGCGATCCTGACGAACCACGCGCGTTGTAGCTTTGCGCCTCCCGCCGGCTCAGGACGCGCTCGCCGCGTTGAAGGATCGCCGGGATCTCATCGGGCGAGAGGAAGGCGCCGTCATGGAAGCGCGGCGCGTGGCGGAATACGGCCGACGGCAAGAGGATCGGCTGCCCGTCGACGCCCGCAACCCCGCCCTCGTGGAATTTCAGGCCCTTGAGGAGCGAGCCGATGATGCCGCCGACCGACGACATGGTCGGCAGGTTGGTGCCGAACAGAAGGTTCTTCAATGGATTGAGAAGGGCGAGCTTCAAAAGCTCCTTGTTGATGTCGAGGATCGCAGCCCGCCCGGCATCCGCCCAGGATTTCCAGTCGGTCTTGCCCTGGGCGATCAAGTCGGCGAAGCGGTTGAACACGGTATCGGTCAGTCCCATCAGCGCCTGGGTCGACGCCCGCGCCAGCGCAAGGGACTGATTCAGGCGCTCGATCGCGCCGGCGTTGGCGATGATGGCCTGGGCTTCCTGCGAACTGAGATCGATCCCGCGCTGAACGAGCTGCTGTTTGGCCTGAAGCTGCGCGATCTCGATCGCGGCGCGCGACTCGTTGGTCCCGGCGAGCGCAATCTGCCGCTGGAGAAGCGCGATCTGGTCCTTCTGGGTTTCGATCTGGCCGAGCGCCGCATTCCGCGCCTCTTCGGCATTGAGCCTGCCATAGGCGGCGCGGAGCGCATCGATGACGCGCGTGAGCGTCGCTTTTGCGTCACCTTCGGCGAGCGACTGCGCGACAAGCAGCGGGCGAATCGACTGCTCGACCTGCATCTGGCGACGCGCCTGTTCGAGTGTCATCGAACCGGACGCGATGGCATCGTTCAGTCGCCTCTGCGCGGCGGCTTGGGCGCCAAGGTCCGAGACCGACTTCGCGGATTGCGCTGCGGTCTGTGCGATCTCGTCGCGCAGGATCTCGCGCATCCGCGTCTCGACATCGACGCCGTTGCGGATCGCCTCGGTCAGCGCCTTGCGCTTCGCCTCGGCCTGCTGTGCCGCTGCCGCGCCTTGCAGATAGGCGTTCGCGACATCGAGCGAGGCGCGCGCGTTGACCGTGAGCGCGAGGGATTGCTCCCGAATGGTCTTGATAGCCTCGGCGCGCGCTTTGTCGCCGGCGCGCGTGATCTCGGCTTCGGCCGTGGCCGTGGTGACGACCTGCCCCGACAGTTCGATCCGACGCCGTTCTTCAGCGATGGCCGCACGCTGAGCCGGCGTCTTCGCTTCGAGTGCCCGGATTTCCAGTTCATCGAGCCGGCGGGCCTTCTCGGCCGGGGCAAGCCACGTCTGAACCGCTCGCGTCACGGCGTCGTAGGCCGCCGCCACCTGTTCGAGATCGGCGACCTTCTGCCGCGCCAGCGGATCGTTCAGCGCACCGGCGAGGAGGGCCTGCTGTTGCCGCAGCCCTTGCAGATCGTTGAAACCTGGCGTGACGTTGCGTGCGACTTCGCCTGCGAGCACCGACGTGCGGGCAGCCAGCGCATCGACCTTCGCCCGATCGGCACGCCGCTGAAGCTCGTCGATCTGCCGGCGGACATTGGCAATGTCGGCGTCGATGGTCGCGAGCGGGCGCTCGAACAGATAGCGAGCGCCCCAAGGGCCAGTGACCCTGGCGCGCTCCTTCTGCAATTCCTCGAGCTGCTGTTGCAGCGTCGGATCGGTGGCGCGATCAATGGCGCGGCCGATGGCATCCAGCGCGTTCGACGCGTTGCGCGTCACAAAATCCCAGGCCCGGCCGAGCGCCGTGGTCGCCTCGGCGGCATCGATCAAAGACGGCTTCAGGGCATCGAACAGGAGCCTTTGCGCTGCGGTGAGATCGTTCTGGCTGCTGAGCGTCTTGATAAGCTGCCGCGTGCGGTCGTCGTAGCCGCCGACCTTGGCGTTGAGCAGATCGACGCCCTTGGCCGGATCGGCGAAAGCGGCAGCGAGCTCTTTTGTGGCAGCCTCGATATCCTGGCCGGTGGTTGCCGCATAGTTCTTCGCCGCGGTGATCAGACTGGCGAACTGGTCGACGCCGATCCGGCCGGTGCGAAGGAACGCCACCTCGATGTCGCGCGCCGCTGCAAGCGAGATGCGGCCCGCCGCGGAGGCGCTCTCGGCGATGCGGTTCAGTTGGTCGACGGTGGCGCCGGCGGCCCGTCCGACGCCGGCGGTCGCGACCTGAAGCTCCTTCTGCGCCGTGATGTAGCTGTTGTAAGCATAAAGCGCGGTGCCGCCGATGGCCGCGAGGCCGGCGACCAGCAGCGTCGTGGGCGACACCAGCCCGAGCACGATGCGGCCGAGCTCCTTGAGCACGCCGCCGACACCCATCCCAGAACCGGCGAATACCTGCGCGATCTGGGTGCCTTGCTGAAGAAGCACAGTCAGCGGGCGTTGGCCGCTGGCAAGGCCGACGACCACGTCGTTCAACTGGTAGCCGAGATTGACGACCTGATAGCTCGCAAGCCGCGATCCATCGCCAACACTCTTCAGCGCATGGGCGGTGGCGTTGAAACGGTTCTGGGCCAGCTGATGCGCCGCAGCCTGTTCCCGCGCCGAGATTGTTCCGGCCTTGAACAGCGCGTTCGCTTCGGCGATCTCGGCGTTGAGCCTTGCCTGGGCGGCGCCAAGCGGATCGATCTGCGCGCGCAGCGCCTTGGTGCGCGCTTCGAGGTTCTCGGTTGCCTTCGCGGCTTCCTCGAACACCTTGGCAGAGTCGCGCGCCGAGCCGGCATTGGCCGTCCCGATTCCCATGAAAGCGTTGAACTTGCGCTGGGCATCGTCGGCGCTGGCCGCTTGCCGCGCGGCCTGCGCCAGGCGCTGAAGCCGCTGGGTTTCGCGGTCGGTCGCCGCACCCGCGGCGTCGATCGCCGTGGTGGTACGATTGAAAGCGTCCTGGCCCGCCTTGCCGACTTCTTCGAAGGCGCGTCGAACGTCATCCTTTCCGGTGACGCCAATGCGGATCGAGACGTTGCGGTCGGTCAAGGTTCGATTTCCTTGGCATAGGCGCGCACCACGAGCGGCTCGATCTCAGGCAGAGCGTCGACAAGGATCGGACTGAGCGAGCCCATGGCATCGGCGAGCAAAAGGACCGCCGCGAAGTCGAGGCCGTATACGCCGCTCATGACCGCGCGAACCTGGCCGGACGAGCGGCGAAAGACTTCCCAGGCGGCCCGGCCGTCGTCGGTTTGGGGCGCGTTCTCTAGGTAGGGACAGCCTGCGCAAGCTTGCGGGCACGCCGCGCAATAGGCTTCGCCCCCGCCGAAGTGCCACTCGGCGAGAGCGAGGATGCGTTTTTTTCCTGCGTCCCGATCAGCGCAGGCGCCACATAGAGACGGTCGATCGCATCGAACGCTTCCCAGAGTTCAAGCAGTCCATCGATATTCTCGGGCGTCGGGCCGACCGGTTCGCCATTCACGTCGCCGATGCCATCCCATTCAAGGATTCCCCATCGCGCGACGCGGCGCGTGAAGGCGGCGCTGCCGATGAAGAGACCATCGCTCTCCTGGGACTGCATCGCCTCTGCTGCCGCCTGCCTGGCGGCGATGATCGCCGCGACGGTGACGGGCCGCACCTTGATCCGGACGCCGGGAAGAAGGTCGAGCCAATAGGGTTCGCGCTGCTGCGCGGCGAGCCTGAGCATGCCGGTATCTCCGTTGGATGACGGGTCAGTAGGACGCCACGTCGTTGATGAGCGTGACGGCGCAGGTGGTTTGCAGGCTTGGGTGTTCCGAAGCCTGCCAGCTGAAGCTCGCTTGCACGCCGGTCGGTCCGGTGATCGGCAGCTTCGGCTTCGGCAGGAACACGTTATGGACGGTGTGCCGGAGAAGCTTTCCGGCCGCGATCTGCCACTCGAAGACCAGCTCGATCGCGGTGCCGGCGACGGCCAAATCGAGAGGCGCGGTATCGGCGAAACGCACGGCGATTTCGCCGTTCACGGCCAGCATGGCGGGATCGGCGCCGGCGATACGGCCGTCCGGGCGGATGACCTCCACCTTGTCCAGCCCATTCGAGTAGTTGAACCGACCGGACACGACATTTCCGAGCGGCACGCCGTTCCGCCTGATCTGGCCGGTGAACTGCGTGAAGCGCTCGATGACGGACTCGATCGGAGAACCCGCGCCGGACGAGCCTGATCGCGTTTCGCCCTGCGCGATGATGCCGATGGTGGCGTTGAGAAGGCCGGAGCGCTGAAGCTGAACCGAAAGCGTGTTCGCCATCGCCCCGAAATTCATGCCGTAGCTCGGCACGTCCGGCATGCCGACCTCGATCGCAGCAGACGGCAGCGCGAGCGCCCCGGAAAGGAAGACGTGGTTGTAAGGGCCGCTCGCCGACCCGCCCGCGAGCGTTGCCCCCGAAGGCGTGCCGTTCGAGGCGGGCGACGAGCTCGCAGCGACCGTGAAGCTGTTGCCGCTTGTTCCGATGGTCTTGTGAGTGATCAGGATCGCCGTGCCGGCGATGCTCACGATGTAGGTGGCGTCGTCCACATCAATGTCAGTGCTGGCATTAAGCGCGAGCACCGCGTTGGCGAGCGTCTCGGCGAGCGTCGCGCCGATCTTGATCTCGTCGGCGCCGGCAGGCGTGCCGTTGACAAACGTAAAGTCAGTCCCGTTGATGGTGATAGTGCTGTTGTTCGCGGGCTGCGCGCTGAAGGTGATGGCGCCGGTCGCCGCCACGCCCTGCGTCGTGGTCGGCGCTCCCAAGAGCAGCTTGAGCCAGTGCCCGAAATTCCGGAGATCGAGGGGGACCACCACATCGCCGTCATTGTTGATGACATCGCGCGCCGGCTGCTGCGGATCGCGGCCGTAGCCAAGCAGGTCGCTTTCGATGAGGTTCTGTTCCTCGCCGAGTGCGGAGGACACGAACGGCACCTTCTTGAAGCCGGAACCGGGTGGGACGCCATAGGTCGATTCAAAGGCCAATGCCATGACAGCATTGGCCCCGCGGGCACGGGCCATGGAAGCCTCCTTGAGAAGATTTCAGGTAAGCGGATCGGGCGTCGCGTAGTGGGCGACGATTGCCGTGTCGGCCCATCGGCCGGAGATCGCGCCCGCCGTTTCCAGATCGTCAGAAGACGGCGCCTCGGGCTCGATGAAGTCGCAAAGGCCGCCAAGCGTCCGATCGGCGGCGACTGCCGCGCCGATCGCGCTCAGCATTTGGTCGACTGCTTCCTCTCGCGTGAGCGCCGCCGACGCGAAGGCGGCGACCTCGATCGGCACGCGGTGGGCATAAACATAAGTAAGCGGCGACAGCAGAACGTCCGGTTCGCCCGGATCTCCGTCGCGGATAATGACGAGTCCGCCAGGCGGAATACGCTCGGGCTTGTCGAGGTTGCGCTTCACGTCGGCGGACGGCAGGGCGGCGGTGACAAGCGCCTTGATCGCGCCGATCACCTGCTCTCGCCGGCTCGCCATGTCCTACCTCCAATGTTGCGCAATGAGGCCGGACACGCGATCAGCCCAACGGTCGCCTGCGCCTTCGACATCGAGCCGCTTGCCAGGCTTGACCAGCGGAACGAGAACAAAAATGACGACGAAGCGTCGTCCGCCGCTGAGCGGTGTTCGGATCGGCGCGAATTTCTTGCGCCGGCGCCATCGCGCGGGTTGCCTCACGTAGGATGCGTCGGTCACAAGCAGCGCGTGGCCGGACAGCGGAACGAAGCGCAGCTTGACGCCGGTCTCGGTTTCCCAGATCGCGGGCGTCAGCCGCCGGTTCTTCACCGTCGTGTGGCTAACGCCTGCGTCCTTGGTGGGGACCGCGAGGAAGCGGCGGTTGCGCGCCACGATCGGAACGCCGCGCTCGAAGGCGTCGACGATGTCGGGAGCGCGCGACCAAACATAGGCGGCGGAATTGATGCTGGGGCGCGCCTCGGGGAAGCGCTTGCCCCTCCACGTCTTCGCCAGGCGGGCACCCAGGCCTACTCCAATGACTTGCTGCCGCAGTTCGTCCTTGAGCCCAGTCTGGACATCGTCCATGGCCCGGGCCACGGCCTTGTCCGTGTCCTCGTACGCGGGCTTGAGTACTTGCCCAAGCTCGTCAGATTTGAGGGTTAGCCGCATGACATGACGATGTTCGAAGGGCGACCATTACGGCGCCTCATGCTAAGCCTCGTTGATGACCCGAGCTGTTCTCTATGCCCTGATATCTGCTGCCCTATTTGGGGCGTCCACTCCGGCTGCGAAGCTGCTGCTCGGAACCGTTCATCCGTTGATCCTCGCCGGCCTGCTCTATTGCGGCGCCGGTCTTGGGGTGGCGCTGCTGCGATTGATCACGAGACGGATCAGCACCAGTGCCGCCCAGGAGGCGCGGCTTACGCGAAAGGACCTGCCTTGGCTCGCCGGCGCGATTGGGGTTGGCGGGGTGGTCGGGCCGATCTTGCTCATGGTTGGCCTGATGCATACCGACGCCGCCTCGGCGTCTCTCTTGCTCACATTGGAAGGCGTCGCGACAGCTCTTATGGCTTGGTTCCTTTTCCACGAGAACTTCGATCGCCGGATAGCAGTCGGGATGGCTTTGCTCGTGATGGGTGCGGCGGTCCTCTCGTGGTCGGGAACACCGTCGCTTACGGGACTACTCGGTCCAATCGCAATTGTCGGCGCCTGCGTGGCCTGGGGCCTCGACAACAACCTCACTCGGAAGGTTTCACTGTCAGATCCCCTCCAGATCGTATCTTTGAAAGGGCTGATCGCCGGGCCGGTGAATCTGATACTTGGAGTAGCAGCGGGAGCATCCCTACCCACAATCGGACCGCTACTTGTTGCCGGTGCCGTGGGGTTCCTCGGTTACGGCGTGAGTTTGGCGCTTTTCGTTGTCGCCCTTCGGCACCTTGGGACTGCCCGTACCGGCGCGTATTTTTCGACGGCACCCTTTATCGGAGCAGTTGTTGCGGTTGTTGCACTGGCTGAGCCCTTGTCAGTTCAAATTTTGTGTGCCGGCTTCTTGATGGCGGTTGGTGTCTGGCTTCACGTAACCGAGCATCACGCTCACGAACATTTTCATGAGGCGATGGAGCATGTTCATCCACACGTCCATGATGCCCATCACCAGCACGAGCATAGTCCGGACGATCCGCCCGGCGAGCCGCATACACATCCTCATCGCCACGCCCCGTTGAAGCATGTGCATGCCCACATGCCGGATATGCATCACCAGCACAGACATTAAGAGTGCGCTGACCCCTCGCAGGTCCATACGAGCCCGAGGCTATCCCGCGTCGGCGTGCCGATAATGTCGAAGAGATCGCCGTTGATCTCCACAGTATCGCCCACCGCCGGCGCGGGGAGTTCGGACACACGAGTATCGATAAACACCGTAGGCAGAACCGCCCGGCTGTTTCCGAAACCGACGATCTCGTCCGGAGACTTCCGCACGATGCGGACAGCAACGCCGCCGCCCGCGCCACCCGCTCGCCAGAGTGCATCTTCCGCAACATTGGTGTCGCGAAAGATCGCGTCGATCGCCGCGGCGAAGGCCGACTTCATTAGGCTTCGTTGGCGCGCGTCACGCCGTTGAGCCGAACGCGGCCGGTCGTGCTGCCGGCGGCATTGTCTACCGCGGACACGGTGGCGCCGATCAGCAGATTGCCGGTTGCGACGTTGGTGCAGCGCTTGTTCGTGTTGTCCCAGTAGATCAACTGGCCGACCGTCCAAGCTTGCGAGCCGATCTTGTTGAGATCGAAGATGCCGCTGGTCTTGAGCGCCACGTCGGCGCCGCTCAGTGCGTCTGCCGTACAGACGCCGAAGAGCTGCCCCACCTGAGCGGCTTGGCCGGAAGTCCGGTCGTAGGGCGCAGCGACGGTGATGGTGTCGCCCGCCTGAACGAAGTTCTTCATGACGAGTCTCCTGAAATGGAAAAGGCCGCGCGATGCGTGGCCCTTGAGGTTGGTTCTTACGATTCGCTGCGTCAGGCCGGATTGGCGCCGGCGTTGTAGAAGAGGCCGCGGAAGTCGAGCGCCTTGGCGGCGAAGTCGTGCCGCACCTTGATCTCAACGCCATCCACTTCGAAGCCGGCCCGTTGATCGATGAACGGCTCGGTCTGCCCTTCGAGATGGGCGTATTCGACCGTGTCGACGAGGTTGGGATCGGCTGCGAGATACCAGGGCTGCGGGCCACCGGTCTTGAACAACCGAGGCTCTTCGACGATTTGCAGCGAGCCGGTGAAGGCATTCACGTCGGAGGCCTTCGCCGGCGTGGTCGCCGCGATCATCTTGCGCGCCTCGATCGAACGCTGGCCGGGCGGGACCAGGATGAAGCGCGGGCGCGCGTCGATGTATTCCTTGTCCGCGCCGGCGCCGTCGCCGAGGTCCTTCTGCTGGGTCATCTTCTCCCAGGCTTCCGACAGCGCGGTTTCGCCAATCACGGCGGCGGTGCCAACGTTGCCGTGGTTGGCATGGAAGAGGGCCACGGTGTCGGCGAGGGCGGCGTTGGCGAGAAGCACGTTGTAGACGATGCCGGATTCTAGGTCGGCGGCGCGCTGACCGGCGGTGCCGAGCGCACGGTCGAAGGCGCGCAGATCGTCGTTGATGATCGCCTGCCGGGTGAGTGCAACGATGCGGCCGTAGGTGGCGAGCTGGTAGGACTCGCGGCCTTCGGCGATCGAGCCGTAGCTGAACTCGGCTCCTTCCATCACAGCCTTCAGCGCCGGGAAGCGCCCGATCTGGGTCGGATACATCGGCTTGAAGTCGGTCGCCGTGGTGCCCCGCGCCCACAGCTGGAAGGTTCGCGGGGTGCCGGTATAGGCCTGGCGAAGGCGCTTGCCAGCGATTGCCGCGAGGATTAGCGGGAAGTCGGAAGTCGACTGCAAGCCGGCGGCGCGGGTCGCCTGATAGGCGATCTCGTTCGGCGTCATGCCGCGGGTGCGCGTACCAGCGGCTTCGAGGCAATCCCTCGCGACATCGAGCAACCGCATGCCGCGATATTCTCGGGCGCGGTCGGTCATCTGGAAGGATTGCGGCTGTGCGCGATGAAGGATTGCTTCGGCAATGGCCTCGCGACGGGTCACGGTGGCGTCGAGGCCGCCCGCCGGCATGGAGATCTGCGAATGCCCGGTGCCGCGTGCATCCCGCTCGGCGAGCTTGTCGAGAATGACCTTGCGCGCATCGGGGATCGATACGTTTCGCCTCACGAGATCGTCGGCCACTGATCGGTCCAGCTTGAACTGATCGACCAGCCCGGTGATGGTCGTGATGCGCTCCTGCTCCTCGGCGCGCACTTGATCCGCATTGACCGAATTCGCGATCGTGGCGTCTCGGGTCGCATCAGGGGCAGCTTCCTGCGGTTCGGCGGCCGGCGTGTTGCCCGGCACGTCATCGTGCTGCGACATGGCTTGGTTCTCCTGATTGTCGGGCTTCACCCGGTTGGTGATCTCGAAGGGGAAGAGGCGGTCGGGCGGTCCCGACCTGACTTGCGCGCCGGGATCGGCGCCGATCGTCACGAAGCTGATTTCGTAGGGGGTCCAGCGTTCGACGAACCACTTCTCGACATCGCCGGCCTGTTCGGATTTCTCGATGCGAACCTTGTCGATCGCGTAGCCAACCGAAACGTTGCGGACGATCTTGTCGGCAACGAGCGCGAACATGCGGTCCGCCGCTTCGTCGACTCCCGCCTTCGGGAAGCGAATGCTTGCCCTACCTTCGCCGCCGGCGATCGATGCCCGTTCGACCACGGCGACCTGCGACTGCGTCGACCAGACGTTGTGGCTATCGAGAACCGCCGCCCCGGAATTCAGGCGGGACAGATCAACCGCCTTGTCCGACACGACGAGAATTTCGTCGTAGTTGAGGACCCGTCCGCTTTCCCAATCGTACCTGCGCCGGCGGACGGCGGCTCCCGTTGTCCAGACGAGATCGATCGTGCGGGAATCGGCATCGATGGAAGAAACCGGCGCAAGCCGGGTCTGCATCGGCAGCGCCTCGCGGCGCTCCCGAAGGGCTGCTTCAGGCATCGCGTGCCTCCTGATCAGTATTCCTTGGCGGGTGGCTTTGGCTTCGCGGCGCTCGGGTCGGCCGCCGGTTCCTGCTGATAAAGGCCCTGCTGCGTGACCTTGCGCGGATCGCTGTCGAGAACGATGCCAAGGTCATCCAGCTTGGCGTTGGTCGCGGCGATCTCCGCGAGAATGTCGTCGAGGTTTTCTCCCTGGCGGCCGATGACGCGGGGCAGCGACGTGGCGCCCATGCGCAGCATCATGAGATCGGCGCGGGCATCATCGAGCGGGTTCAGATATTCGAAGCGCGGCGGCGACCAATTCACTGCAATCTTCGGCGCCGGAACCAGACCAGCCACATAGGCCGCCTCGATGAACCAGTCCCAGATTGGCTGGCAAAAGACCGGAATGACGATCTGCCACTGGATCGCTTCGACGATGCGGCGAAACTCCACGATCCCCGCACGGATCGACGAATAGTTCACCTGACTGAGATCGCCGGTCAGCAACTCGTAAGGAACACAGAATCCCGCGGCGATGATGTGAAGCTGCGCCCGGAGCCATTCGCTCACCCCCGCGGTCGCCGCCGGCTGATTGAACTTGATGTCCTTGCCGCCGCGCGCATAGGCAATCAGGCCGGGCTCGAACTGCTCGATGGTCTTGCCGTCAGCATCAACCACCGACGGGGCCACGCCTTGATCGGCGTCGTCCCCTCCGGTCACGATGCCGACTAGGCAGGCCTCAGTCTTCTTCCGGACAAGCTCGGCATTCGTCCAATCGTCGAGATCACGGAGCGCCCGCATGACCGGCGCGCCCCAAGGAACCCCGCGTTGCTGAACGCGGTCGCGTCTGAAGAGATGGACGACGCCATCGGCGGGAACACGAACCGAGGCAAAGCCGCGCGAGAGCGGCACCGCGATGTCACCCGGATGGTCCGGGAAGAGCCAATAAGCGAGCCGGCGACCGATCGGGTCATACTCGATCCCGCGCACCGTGCGGCTGCCGTCGGGCCGGCCGTCGATCCTCGACTCGTCGAGATGATCGGCTTCGTTGAGCTGAACTTGCAGCGGCACCGGCAAGCCATCGCCGGCGCGGCGAATACGGCGGCGGACGAAGATGTCGCCCGCCTCGACCATTCCCGAGACCGCGAGCGTCGTGAGCCCGTGAAAGTCGTTGCGGCCGTCGGCATCGCAGACCTCCGACCATTGTTCGAAAAGATCGTTGATGCGCTTATCGAGGGCTTCGTCGCCGGTCGCAGCGCGCGGGCAGATGCCCGAGCCGACGATATTGCTTACCCAGGCGCTGACCGCCTTGGCCGCATGCGGATTGTTCCGCACCAGATCGCGCATGCGATTGCGCAGAACCGCGCCTGCCGATGCGATCTCCGCATCGGCCGATGCGCCCGCCGAGCGCCAGCCATCCGTTCGCCGGCCGGCAGCAGCGCCGTCATAGGCGCGCTTCGTCAGGTCTTCGATCGCCTGGCGCGCGATCAGCCGTTTTACGGCGGCGCGCGGCGCGACGATCGCAACCGCGCGGTCGATCAGCGACGGCTCAGGAAGCAATCGCGCGCCGGTCATCGATCGCCACGCCCGAAGGAGGCAAAGCCCGCCACCGGCCGCGGATTGCCGGCGGCCAAGCTGATTGCGCTCTCGATGTTTTGGATGCGCTTCATCAAGTCATCGGCTGATGCGTATTCGACGGTCTTGCCGTCATAGGTCACGCGGAGCGTGCCGCTGGCGTAGGCGGATTTCAGCGCATCAAGCTCGGCCTGCGACCAGCTCATTTCAGCCATCCCTTGCCGCCGTCGCGGCCACCCAGCCACTCTGACCGGCGCTTCTCGCCGGGCTTCGTGTGCGGCCTGACCTGTCCCGCCGCGTGTTCCTTCGGACGATCCGCCGCGACCTGCTGCTCAAGCGCCTGCCATTTGGTGTCGAGCCAGCGATCGATGCCGAGCAGCCAGGCGGCGGCCCGCGCATAGACCCGGCAATCGAGCGCCTCGTTGCGCTCGCGCATCTGACGCCATTCCAATTTCGAGAAGCCGCGGCGATCTCGAACGGTGGTGAGCTGCTCGGCCGTCAGCTGCTTGACCCACTCGGCGGTGATCCCGTTGGCCAGGTGAATGAAGCCATCGGGGAACGTGATGCCTTCGGCAAACTCCTCATCGGTCGGGCGCTCAAGCCGAAGAAAGCGATAGGTCTCCGACTTGAAGACCGCGCCTGCGACCTTCCAGAGCTTCACGCCCCGGCGAATCTTGCGGCCATCCTCGGTGGCATCGACATAGCTTGGGCCATCGACGGGGGCGGAACGGTCGAAGCCATCCACGCCCTTGATCGCCACGGCAACACCGCCGAAACGACGCACCCACGAATAGACTTGCGAGGTTGTGCGCCCATCGCCCGAGTCGATGGCAAGGCGCGCGATCTGCATCACCGCGCCGCCCTGGTGCTGCCATGTGGCGCCGAGCAATTTTGTCAGTTCGTTCCAGACATCCAAACCGGCGGTGGCGCCCTCAAGCACCACATGATCGACGAGCCAGCTTTCGAGCCCGCGTCCCCAAGCCCAGATGTCGATCTCGATACGGTCGGGCTGAACGTCGGCGCCGGCGGTGAGCACAAGGCCGCCAGCCGGGACGATGCCAAGCGCATGATCCCTCGGCCGCTCATAGAGCCGCTTCCAGTCGGGGGCCTCGCCGCGCTCCTGCCAGGTTTCGCCGAGCAGCGTATTCTTTGCGGCCTTCAGCGCCGCATCATTTCCCTGCACCGCTTCCCATTCGCGTGCGATCTGCGCCCAGGACAGCCAACCGACCGGCGAATAGAGACCGGAAATATGAAAGCCGACGACATGCGGATCGGGGCATTCTGCCGTCGCCCGCCACTCGCCACCGGCGAGCATTGCCGTCTTGTGATGCTCAGCGATCCCCCGCTCGCAAGCTTCGCAAGCATATTCGGCGGTCTCGGGTTTGCCCTTGTCCCAGCGCAGCCGTTCGAAGCGAAGCCACTGCATCGTGCCGCAATGCGGGCATTGTACGAAGTACCGTCGCCGATCGCTCGCCTCATATTCCCGCTCGATACGCGAGAGGCCGCGGATGGTCGGCGTCGACACCATGAACACCTTCCGGCGATGACCGAACGTCCGCGTCCGCGCTTCGGCGAGCGCGATCGGATCGCCTTCGCCGTCCACGTCGCCCACATAGGCGTCGATTTCGTCCAGGAAGAGCCAGCGGGCGGGCATCGATCGGAGGCCGACGGCGCTGTTCGCGCCAGTGAGCACGAGCTGCCCGCCGGCGAAACGCTTCGCGAGCACGGTGTTGCCGCTGTCGCGCGACCGCGACGGCATGATCAGGAAGCGTAGTTCCGGGCATTCCTGGATCAGCGGCTCGATCCGCTGCTGCGACAGCCGCTTGGCGAGATCCGTGGTCGGCTGAACCGCGAGGAACGGACCCGGCGCCTGATGGATGCAGTAGCCAATCCAGTTGTTTCCGGCTTCGGTCGCGCCAACCTGGGCGGCCTTCATGAACACGATCCGCCGCGCCGGATGCGATGGCGACAGCGCGTCCATGATCGCCCGCATGTAGGGCGTGCGATCCGTTCGATACCGACCCGCTTCGGACGATGCGCGCGACGACAGGATGCGATGGCGATCCGACCATTCCGAAACCGTCAGCGATGGGTCGGGTGCGAGCCCTCGCGCCCAGGCGCGGACAATGTCGGCCTCGCCGTCATAGGCCTCACCTGAGTTCGACCCGGACGTCCGAGAGCTCGGCGAGATGCCGTCGGACATGCTGTTCCAGAACCGTTTCCATGACGTGCGGATCGACACGAAGCTCGGCCGCCATCAGCGCGGCGACACGCGCGGGCCATTGCACCCAGGCATCCCGTTCACGACGGGCCAGCGTGAACACGCTCGCAATCGCGCGATTGCGATCGACGAGATCGCCTTTGAGCTTGCCGAGGCGGATGCGGCGCTCCTGCGCCTTGATGACCTCGTTCGCCGTTCGCGCCGTCACATAGTTCATGCCGCCGGCGGCCGGCGTCTCGCCGGCTTCGCGCAGGGTCTCGCGCACCGCATCGACGGCGGCGATCGGAACCGGGCGGGTGGCGGATGGAGTGGCAGCCTCGGCGGGTTGAGGCTCGCGCCTCTTGCGCTGTTGTGCCGGATCAGTTGCCCGCGCCCAAGCGGCGTCGGCCTTTACCGGATCGATCGTGCCGTCGGGCTCGATTGAAATCCGGCCGCTCGATAGCGCCTTGCGGACAGCGTTCTCCGCCACGCCCCGATGGCGTGCATAAGCCCGGCGGGAGAGACCCATGCTGCTCCAGCGCTCCCGATATGCTCGTATTTCCAGTGACTTGGCAGTTGCTCTCCTTCGCCGGTCGAGCCTGAGTGAGTGCAGGCAAGATCAAGTGGAGGACAACAAATGGCTCGCAAGCCGCACCCGGCGGATGCCGCAAACGCCGCGATCATCGCGAACGCGGTTCGTTTCGATCTCGCTCTCTTCCTTGGGGTCGGGCAGTACGCGCGCGCCTCCGCGGACACCCTTGCCGACGCGCGTCGCGAGGCGGCGAACCTCGCGGCACTTCATCCGAATGGAAGGCGGGCGCTGATCTACGCGATCGATGCCAGCGGCCGATCGGCACTCGTCACCGATGACATTCCAACCGAAGAAAAGGAGTCTGCAATGAAGACCTATGCGAAGAAGTTCAATGCGCAGCGCGCCGCGAAGGCGGCTGGCCACAAGCCCGACGAGGTCGAGATCATCAAGACCAAGGACGGCTTCACCTTCCGCGTGAAGGCTGCTTTAGCTGCTCCGAAACGCGCCAACACCGCGAAGGCCGAATTGGCCACCGAAACGAGCCGCAAGGCGGCGGCCAAACCCGAGGCGGCTGCCACGCGCCCTCGCGACGGGAAACGTGCGTCGGTTGAAGCCGCGGCGCGCGAGGGCAAGCTGCCGGAGCCGCCGGACTTCAGCGCCGAGACGCACAAGCGCTTCCGGCCGAAGCTCGCGAAGCTCACCGAGATGGCAAGGGCCGGCGACATCGAAGGGCTCAAGGCGATTGAGATCAATCCGGTATCGACCAGTCCGCGAGCGATGCAGCGCTACCGCGATCTCTGCGTCATCGCCCTTGAAGCAGGCCGCATTGCCGCTTGATTACGACTTCGCAGTCCAGCGCCGTCCAAAAGCCGCGGCCCGGAGCTTCCGGGCTGTGGCTATATGAATGGACTTTCGACATTCGTCTGCGCTTAAGGTGCCGACTTTTCTAGTAAATAAATCACGATCAACGGTTTCAAGTCGTCGCGTTCACATGGATGCTGCGACGTAAAATTCTCAATCCATGCTCGACGCTCGGGTTCCGACGCTTTGGGGATGCGTCGCAATGATCTTTCCGATGAATGGCAACCGCCGCAGCCCTTGCGGTATGCCTCAGCTGGCGTTTGTGCAGTCGACGATCCAGAGGATTCGATCAAAAGGGCCGCAGTGAGCGCAGCTACAAAAAGAGGGTTCCTCATCGTCTCTTGTCGCATCGACGAAGGATGCATTCGATCACGACTCAATTATCTTTCCGGCAACTTGCCGCTTGGCATTGGTAGCATGCGAGTCAGCACATCATCCTTGCGAAAATAATGGTGCCAAAGAGCAGCTGCCGCGTGGACAAACGCAAGCACCAGCACCGCCTGTCCGAGAAACTCGTGGATTCCCTTCAGTGTTCGTGTCGCGCTCCGACTGAAAACATGATCGAGGGGATAGATGATCTGAAAAAGCCCGAAATCAATCGACCTGCCACGTGCCAACGTATATGCGATGCCACTAAGTGGAATAATCACCATCATCGTATATAGCGTGTAGTGGGTGAGTTTGGCCGCAACTTTCTCCCAACTGCGCATAGTCTCTGGCATGGCCGGCGGTGAATGCGCCGAGCGCCACATTAGACGCAAAATTACGAGTCCAAAGACAACAGTGCCCGCCGGATCGTGAAGGGCTTTCAGAGCTTCACGAAAGTAGCTGCCCTTCGGAAAAACTTCTCCACGCAGAAGTTCAATCGCGGCGACCGCGACTATCGAAATTCCCACGATCCAATGGAGGGTAATCGACACCCCATCGTAACGCGTTTGATCCTGTGGCATCTCGAAATCCGTTCTCGAACGTGCCCACATCGAACTGTGTCAATGAGAACAGCGAGGTCATTGCGATAGATCAACGGCCGGACGCATTGCTAGGATGATCACGGCTTCGACGGTCCAGCGACGTTCCAGAACAAGACGCGGCCCGGACCCTTCCGAGCCGCGCATAGCTCCCAGGCCTTCGCGTCGTAGTGTGGATCGGATGGAAACGGCGGGCGGCAACGCCCTTCGCGGCCAAACGCCAAGGGATAGACATGTATCTCGGCGCCGGCCACGTCCGACGGGCTGAGTGTGCGCCCCACCTGAACGACATGGCGCCGCGCATGCGGCCAAGCCCTGGCCAGGCTGCGGGCAAGCACTCCGGAACCGGCAGCGCACCAGATCTCATCCGGCTCGATCCCCGTCGCGCGCGCAGCCGCAGCAATCGCAATGATCGCCTCGGGCATATCGACGCCGAAGGGCACAAGCCTCGCACTTGTCCGTGCGCCGTATTCGCGTGCGCGGGCCTGAACGACCGAGAGATAACCGGGTTCGACCTCGATGACCTTCGCCCCGAGGCGAGCGGCTTCGAGCGTGCGATCATGCGGCTTGTTCCGTCGCGCAACGAAGATCGTCGCGCGCTTTCCCAGTTGCCTTGCGACCGTCGCCAGCGCCGTCTGCGCGCCACCTTCCGCGGGGCTGGCATAGACCGCCTCGTCGGCGCCTTCGAAGACGAGCCCGAGAAAGCGGGCCTTCGTACCGCCCGGATAAAGATCGTCACGAACGACGAGCACGCCTTCGTGCTCGATGACGATGGGAGCAGGGGCCGGAATTGAACCGGCTACCTCGCGGGCATGAGCCGCGCGCGATGCCGATGCGCCACCCTGCGTCAAAGCTCTTGTCCTTCTTCGGATTGGATCTCGCCGAACTCGACCAACCCGCAGGCTTCGGTCGCTTTGCGCGGGTCGCCCTTGATGAAGACCATCACGTTCTGGTGCGTCCGACCGAGCTTGCGCGAGACCTCGAACTGCCGCCCGACCCGGACGGGCAGCGAGCCAACGGCGGTCACGAGGATCGCGTCGTTGTAGAGCCGCGCGCCGGCGGCCTCGAAGGCATCGACGGTCTTGCCGGGCAGATTCACGTAGCAGCCGCGGTCATCGCGAATATCGCCAATCACCCATACTGCGAAGCGATCATCCCGGAGACGCGCGACCGCATCGCGTATGATCGCCGAGTAGGCGGCGAGGAACTCGTCGCGTCCCATGTTCGAAAGGTCGGCGGGATCGTCCGAATATCGTTCGAGATTCCAATAGGGCGGGCAAGAGAATAGAATGTCCGCCATGACATCGGCAGCCAGGGCTGAGACGTTCCGGGCATCGCCTGCGCGCCATTCCGGCGCCGGAACGTTGGCGAGATGAAGCTGGGCGATGTTTGCTTCAACCTGCTCGGGCCGCAATTCGATGCCGACATAGCGTCGACCAAGACGTGAAGCGATGATGCCGCGAACCGATCCGCCGGCAAACGGATCAAGGACCACGCCACTCGGCGGACAGAACCAGCGGTAAGCGATTTCGCATAGGACCGGATCGAAGATCGAAGTGCCGGTTGAGGCCACCTCGAGGATCGCCGCGCTCACCGGATCAAGCGCATCGGGATCGCGGTCGCCCTTTACGAAGGTGAGGTTGGTCATGGCAGCGCCCGCCCGCGACCATCCCCACGCGCTTTCGAGCGCGAATAATCGGTGGCGGGCAAGGGTGATCCTCCAGGCGCAGCGTTAGGTCGCGACATCGGCGATGGCTGGCCCATCTTGGCGCGGTCGAGAGGACGCGGACTTCCGCCTGGCGCCCCGCCGCGACCGAGCTCGGATCGGATTCCCAGATCGATCCAGGCTCGCTTACGGTCCTGCCACCACCCCTTTCGCGCGTCGAGTACGCTGAAGGGCGGAATGCCGAAGCGCTCGGCGAGCGTCGAGGATACGGCTTCCGCTTGCTCGGTCGATGCCTCTGCCGGAGCCGGCGCCTCGGTGTCCATCGCATCGAGAAGGCGACCAAGCTCGGCCTCGGCGAAGCCGAGAAGATCGAGATCGAAATCCTCGTCGCGAAGCGCCGCGAGTTCGGCGCGCAGCATGGTCTCGTCCCAGCCCGCATTCTCCGCGAGCTTGTTGTCGGCGATCACGAGCGCGCGTCGCTGCGCTTCGCTCAGATGATCGAGAACGATCACCGGCACTTCGGCTAATCCCAGTCGCCTTGCGGCGAGCAGCCGGCCATGCCCGGCGACGATCACGTCATCCGATCCGATCAGGATCGGGTTTACGAACCCGAACTCTACGATCGACGCGGCGATCTGCGCGATCTGATCATCCGAATGGGTCCGCGCGTTACGAACGTAGAGGATCAGCCGGTCAACCAGCCGGGTCTCGATCGTCATCATGGCTGTGGCCGGAATCCTTTGGACTTTCAGCGATGTTCCAGTTTTATAATCGGAACGTTCAGATCGGAGACCGATCCGTGGCCAGCAAGTCGCAAATTCAGGCGACGAGCACGCACCCCCGCCGCGCGGCTGCGCGCGGGCTTGTGCGCATAGAAGTTCAGGCGACGAGGGCCGATGCAGAACTGATCCGCGCCCTGGCCAAGACACTCCGCAACAAGCCGGAGAAGGCCAGGGTTCTGCGTTCGACATTGGAAAGGGCGCTCATCGACCCTGAGGTCAAGACCGCCTTCGATGTCTTTGGCTCCGATCTTCCAGACGACGCTTTCGACGGCGTCTTTGACCAGACACGAGTGCGAGAGTTCGAAGTTGATCCGTAAACGTCTGGGTCGACGCATCCGACCACAAGTTCAAGCCGCCGATCTCGCGATCTTCACGCGGACCGATAGTCCGGCCCGCGCAGCAAGATTCACAAGGGCGTCGAGGCTGAAATTGTCGATCCGCCCGCGCAAGAGATCGTTGAGGCGCGGCTGAGTTATCCCAAGCCGCTTGGCAGACTCGGCCTGCGTCACCTTCCAGTTCTCCACGACCTCGCGGATGGCGATCATCACGTCCGATCGCGCCTTCAAATTGGCGGCGTCGGCGGGGGAATCTTCGATGGCATCCCAGACGCTTTTGAATTTCTGTTCTTTCATCGCTCGGCCCTTCGCATCAAGTCCTTGAACCGCGCTATTGCAAGGTCAAGGTCGCGTTTCGATGTCGCCTGCGACTTCTTCTGAAAGGCGTGAAGCACGTAGACGGCATCTGCGAGCGTAGCGATGTAGATCACGCGGAAGGCGCCGGCGGCGTCTCGAACGCGGATTTCCCGGACGCCGGCGCCGACCGTTTTCATCGGCTTCCAGTCGTCTGGGTCAAGGCCACGCTGAACCCGTTCGATCTGGAAACCTGCCTCTCGGCGCGCTCCGTCAGGAAAAGAACGGATTGCGTCGAGCGAGTCTCCCACGAAAGAAACCGGCTTCATGTGCCTCTATATCAGGTTCGATATAAAACGTCCATTCCCAAGCATCGACCGATTCGCGCACCTGCGCACCCCGCGGGTGCGCAATGGGAGGGGTGCGCAACCGGAATTCGCATCTGTCGCTAGATTTTGATCGGGCCTTTGCCGCCCGCATCCGCTGATCGCCGGAAAGAACCTATGGCCGGCGGGGGATGCCGGGCGCGCGTCCTGCGATCATGCCAAGAATGATGCCGAAAAGCGTTTCAAGTGTCGCGCCCAAAGTTCAACGAACAGCGCCAAGCAAACGGCGCTCAAGCCACGCCCTCGCGCCGGTCATTGCGGCGATCTGCGGTGATGGTCTTGGCAGCACCCTTCGGTTTCGTCTGCTTTGGTGGCGCGGAAAGCCGATTCGCGACGGTGATCAGCGCTGCTGCCCAGCGTCGCCATGCGGTGGCTCGGGATATGCCGATGCGCCAGCAGATTGGCTTCCACCGAACGCCTTCCGCCCGCAGCCACACGATGCGAGCGTCGTCGCCATCGAGCCAGGCTAGCCAAGTGAAGGTTTCCTCCATGCGCGCGATCGCATCGGCCGTCGGCGGGATGCGGGCGAAGTGCGCCGGCTCCCATCCGAAGGCTTCGTGGATGTTTCGGACGACTGGTGGCCAAGTGCTGAAATATCCAGGCACGCGGACAGCAGGAAGGCGGCGCAACGTGGCCGCCGCCTCTTCGAAGCGGTCCTCGACTTCGGTAGGGTTCATCGTTCGAGCTCCGAGAGGATGGCAGCGTAACCTGCGGTGTCGGCGATGCTGTCGGCGTGTGCCGGATCATGGGCGAGACGTTGGTGTTTGAGGTCGAGAAGGCAGAGCACCACGCGCCGCGGCGTGACGGGCACGCCGAGCGTGAGCGACCAGCGCTTCGCCACGGCTTCGAAGAAGATTGCCGGATCGCCGTAGTCGTCGCGACGGCCACGGACGATCGCTTCGGCGTGGCGAAGGAGCAAGGAAGCGTTCACGGGTTGCCTCCGATCCGATTGGCGATAGCCCAATCAAGGAGGGCGAGCGCATCGGCTTCGTTGTCGTCGGCAGGCGTGTGGCCGCGTGCGCGCACGGCCTTGATCACTTCGTCCTTTGACGCGTTTCCCTTGCCGGTGGCGTGGCGCTTGATCGTCGCAACCGGGACGCCGAGATAGGGCGCGGAATGCCGCTCGCACCATGCGGTGAGATGGGCGAGGAAGCCGCCATAAACCTGCGCGGCGAGCGTGCCGGCATGCGCCCGCACCTCCTCGAACACGACGGCGCCGAACGGACCGGAGGCTTCGGATGCGTCGCCAAGGAAGCGCTCGAAGCGAAGGAACGCCATGCCGGCGCCTTCGAAGCGGCTTGGCTTGAATTCGCTCACGCCAGACGCGATGCGACCGGAACGCGGAAGAACAGCCCATCCGCAACGCGATCCGAGATCAAGCGCGAGGATCGCGCGCGGTGGGAGCACGGCGATGCTCCGCGCCGGCGGTGGTGTTGATTCAGCAAGGGCAGCGGCGAACATCAGATCCTCCGGATTGTTCAGAACGGGATGTCATCGCCGCGTTCCCAATCGATCGGCGGCTTTGACGAAGGGGATTCGGGAAGCGGTGCGAAGAAGCCGGTGACGTTGGCCGATCGGCGTCGTCGCCCTCGGGCGGAAGAAACGCCAGGCGTCGCCTTCGGGGGTTCTGCGCGCGTGGGTGCCGAACCAATTGGCAGCGCCGCGGGTCGCACCGCGGTGACGGCCGCGCCGGGAAACGTCGTCTTCACGGCACGCACCTGATCGCCGAAGGCGTCGATGGCGACGGCGACTTCGGCGAGCGTGTAGACCGCGCCGTTTCGCTCGCGGGCAATGGCCGAGGCTTCCTCGGCGGTTCGCACGATCGCGATCACCTCGCCGGTCGAAGGGATCGCGGTTTCCCAAACGGTCAACGAAAGCGGCTCCTTGCCGCCCGCCGTCGCCGCCTGATCGAGAGCGTTCCAGGCCCGCTGCATCGCCGTGGCCTGCGTGGCGACGGCATCGGGACGATCCGAGCGAAGCGCCTCGTTGAGCTTCTGGGCCTGCGCATGGAAGCGCGCGGCGAGCGTGGGATCGACAAGCTTCGGAAGGCGATCGGCGCCCCACTTGCGCTCCATCGCATGCGCGATTTCGTCGAGCCGATCGACCGCGGCCTGAGCGAAGCGATCGGCGCTCATCGGGCGATGTCCTGAAAGCGCGAGCGCGCGGCGTTTGCGCGCGCGCACGCGCCAAGGGGGGTATTAGGGGGGACCTCCGCCGCCGCATGCGCCCTGAATGGAATCAATGGCTTGCGGTCAAACCTCCGCACCTCCGCGCGACTTCCGCGCTTCAATGAAATCAGCCACTTAGAGGACAACCTCCGCGACCTCCGCAGCGGCATGGCATGACCGATTTCACCGCTCATGGGATGCCTCCTCGTCGCGCGGGCGCGGTCTTTCATCGAAGGGGACGAGACGCAGGCCCTTCGCCTTGTTTCGCGGATTGAAGACCGCGTCCTCGATGGCGCCACGGATCATCAGCCGATCGACGGCGTAGGAGACGCTTGATGACGATCGCCCGAGCCGGCGGGCGAGCGAGCGGCCATAAAAGCGCTCGCCGCATTGCGGCCGGGAGCCATAGGGTTCGCCGATGCGCCAGGCCCGATCGATCTCGGCGATGACCGCGGCTTCGGTTTCGCCGTCGGACGCCGTCGGTTCGGGCGGCGACGGCTCGCCCCGAACGAGCACGCCGACCTCGTCGCCGTTCGCAATGATGACGCCGACGCGGCGGAACCAGGAGGCTTCGCCGTCAACGAGCGAGAGGTTGGCTTTGGCATCGTCCAGGCGCACCCAGAGGCGGCGTTCGTGCTCAATGACGCCGAACTTCTCCGCGTCCCGCGCTGACATCGCGAACAGCGTCTGGACGACGCGGGCGACACCGGTGAGGGACGAGGCACCACGGGCGGCGTTCTGATTGCCGGCAAAGGCATCCGAGGATGCGGCTGCCGGCTTCGAGGTGTGATGGATCAACAGGACGGCGCAATCGCCGCGTCGCGCGACTTCGCGGAAGAGTGCCGCGACCTCGCGAATATGAGCGTTGTCGTTTTCCTCCACCGTATGCACTTCGGCGAAGGGATCGACGACAAGCAAACCGATGCCGTCGGCACGGATGCGCTCAACCAGCGCATCGACATCCGGCGTGCGCATCACCGAGCCGTCCTTGGCGATGCGGGCAACCATGAGCGCGCGATCGGCGCCGGAGTTCAGGGCGATGCGACCCCGCACTTCCTCGATCGGGATCGACCAATGCTGGAGAACGGCAGCAAGCCGCCGACGCAGCTCGTCGCTGTCGTCCTCGTTATTCCAGACCCAGGCCTTCGTGGTCTCGTGCACCGTCTGGCCGGTGATCTCGCGGCCGGTGGCTACGGCAGCCGCCTGTTCGACCGCGAGCGTCGATTTGCCGGCGCCGGGCGGCGCCACCTCGACGGTGAGATGTCCGCGTAGCAGCGACCGGCCGAGCAGCCAGCGCCGACGCGGGATCATCGCCGCGTCGATCTTCTGCACCCAGGCGGCTTCGATCGGCGCCGGCGGGCTTTCGTCGCCGACCTCATGCACCGGGTTCGGAATGCTCCACTTCCGGCGCGCCCCCGCGATCATGCGGGAGAGGTCGCGGCGCGTATCGTCATGAGCCCAGCCGGGCAGTGTGAGGCCTTCCGCCGTTGCCAGGATCTCGGCGTCCGACCAGCCGCGGGCGATCCAGTGCGCGACGAGGCGCACGACGTGATCGTGCCAACGGTCGCCGCGCCTCACGGCAGCGACAGCGCCCTCGACAGAAAGGCTTCCGATCGCCAATCCGCCGTCCGAGCGCAAGGCGACAGCCACTGGCGAAGCTGATGAGACGGCTTCGCTTTGGTGATTGGCAGCGGTCATTAACGGGGCGGGTTCGGGCGCAAAGGCGCGGGCGACCTGTTCGAAGACGTATTCGACCGGGCGCCCATCGGCTGGCACATGCACTTCGGTGCGTTCGAGGACGCGGCCATCCTTGGTCGGCCAGGCGACCGATCCGCCGAGGCGGAGAACGCGGCTCGGGTTGAGAACCGATGGGTCGCCCCCAATCGCGGCAGCAACATTCGCGCACAGGCCCCGCAACCGCGTTGCGTCCCGGCAGGGATTGTCGAGCCGCCACCACATCTGCGCTCGGACATGCGGATGCCGGCCGGTGACGACGGTCATGGTCGGCGGGACGCCGCGCCGCT